GGATTTTAAGTGGGAATATTTCGCCGTCCACATCACAGACTACAACAAAGAAGAAAATACAATCTTCTATGATAATAAAATTCACCATCTAAATGAACACTTAGAAGTTGTAGGTGAAGTTAATAATGGTAGTGAATGTGTTCTAAGACGCTATCTATCTGATATAAAAGATAGACGTAAACTTTGCTTTAACAAAATGAAGCAATACAACGTCGAAATATCAGAGCAAATAACCCATATAGATGAATCCAATAAAGTCGAAAGGCTCGAGGAGGGCTTCAAATATTTGGTTCATATAAATCCCCCACAAGAAGAAACCAAATACGATAACCCCTTAATATGTTACAATAAGAAAGGCGAAATCAAAAAAATCAATGGTAGTTTCAATAACCTAATTGATTTCTTCTTTGAGGGTGGTTTAGATATATGGAAAAGATCAGGTATTTTCCTTGACCCATCTAAATTAAAGAGCTTTTGGTCCGATTCAACTGATTACCAAAAGCTGCTATTCTTTTTTGGCTTCCCAGCTAAAAACTTATTATTTTCATTCCTAGATAAAAACGATGAAAATAATGAATACTTAGATCAGGATATACTAAAAAATAGTAGCGAAATTGATTATGAAGAAATCATCCATTTAACATTTGTAATATTCAATGAGAATGTTAGACAATCAAAATTATTTGAATTCTACGAAAAGAAAATCAAGAATAATGATATAGAGTTTCTTCAAAACCATAGTGATAAATTTGTTAAACATCTTAAACTAAAAATAGATGAAAATAAATTAGACTTCTTAGTGCAAGAAGAATTCTCTTTTGATTCTAAAAAAGGTTTTGCTAATCTTAATACTCTATTCATAGATAACGGAATTGATTTATTTGTAGGTGAAGATAAGGTTTTCTATAAACTATCCGCTATTGAACAATATATGATTCAAAGTGGCAAAAGATTATTTAAGGGCTTTGAAGAATATCCTGAACTGAAAAGTTTAACAATGGATATTGAAACTAAAGGTCTACCTGAATTCTCATACAGGAAAGATGCAGCCTTGCATCCTACAATGGGTATGATCTTTAAAATAGGTATGTATTGCAACAATGGATATGAGAAAGTACTAAACGCAACGAATCAGGAAGAAGAATTAGAAATAATAGAGGAATTCTTTAGGATAACAATGGAGTTAAATCCAGACTTATTCTTGACATATAACGGCGAAGGCTTTGACTTTCCATTTATAGTTAAAAGATACGAAATATTAAAGAAATTATCAGATGAATATGAAACTTTTAATGCTATTAGGGATTTAATAAAAGATTATTATAAAAACCCTGAAGAAATTTATATTTCAAAAAATAATCTCTTTAACAGAAGAGAAGGTAATCTTAAAGTAGGTGGTAATAGTGAAACTTACACACAGACAAGCATATTAGGTATTAATATGTGTGATACAATGTTTGCTGTAAAAAGAGCTTCCGCTATCAATAAATCTATCCCGAACTTTAAATTGAAAGATAACATTAAGTTTGCTAAATTAGCTAAACCTAATCGTGTTTATGTTGAAGGAAATAAAATTGGCGATATTGAAAATTCTACTGCTCCATTCTATCTGAATGTTGAAAACGGTGATTGGTTTAAATACCAAAAGGAAATTGCTTTTGAAAAAGGTATATATTCTTTTGATAAAGTAAAAAGGAAATCATTACAAACACAAGTATACGACAATGAGAACACATTATATCTTTGGGATGAAGAATATGATAAGATGTTTATGGATTCTTGTGTGAACACCTTAAAATTCACACCTGATGATGTAGAAGGCTTCTTTAAAACTGTATATGAGAAGTTTAAGAATTACGATAGACTGTGCTTTAGAATTGATGAATTTGTAGGTAAATGGTTAGAAAAGGAAGATAAAGTTAAATATGATTTTTTATATAATGAATTAAAAAAATTAAGAACTAATTTAACTAATATCTCACTGTTCTATCCTGATAAAGATCTATCAAAATATATTAAAACTACTGGTGAAGATATTATCAGAAGATATTTGATAGATGATTTATGGGAAACGAATAAGTTAGATGAATTTTACAGTCAAGCTACTTTTTTGATTTCTAAGTGGTTGCCTACTTCATATCAAAGGGCTGCAACTATGGGTGGTGCTTCTGTATGGAAATTGCTTTTATCCGCATATTCTTACCAATATGGTTTAGGTATACCTAATTACGATGAACCAAAAGAATTTACTGGAGGACTTGTAGCAATGATTTCAGCGGGATATCACGGTAAGTCTTTTAAAGCCGACTTTTCTTCCCTTTATCCAGCTGAATTTTACGTGCATGTTAATTCGCCTAAAATTGACTTGTACGGGGTTTATAAGCTCTTTATGTATTACGGCTGGTCTACTAGGATAAAGTACAAGCAGCTGATGAATGAGCATAAAGAGAAGGGAGAATTGAGCCTAAGTAAGAAGTTTGAAGTACGTCAGTTACCTATCAAAATTCTTATCAACAGTTTTTATGGTATGATGGGTGCAGCTGGTGTAACACCATTTGCTGATTTGGTTGTAGCGCAAGGTATTACTTGTAATGGAAGACAACATTTGAGGCATCTTATTAAATGGTTTGCTGAAAAGGGATATGTTGCTACTATTGCTCACACTGACGGTGTTTTCTTTTCAATTAACGATGTTGATTTGGAATACAAGTACACTGGTAGAGGTATAAATTGGTTGGTAACTAAAGGAAAAGAATATGTAGGCATTGCGGCACACGTTGCTGAATATAATGATTCTTTCATGAAGGGTATTATGGGTTTAGATATTGATGAAATTGTTGAATCAGTTATTAACTTTTCAAAAGGTAATTACATTTACTTAAAAGAAGTTAAAGACAAGAAGACTGGTGAGGTGACAAATAAAATTGAAGTTATTGGAGGAGCTATCATTAAGAAGACTCAATCTGAATATATCACTGAATTTGTAGATAAAGAGGTTATTAAGTTAATGCAAAACAAACCCTTGGAATTTATAAATGCTTATTGGGATTATATTAAGAAGATTGAAGAACAAAAAATTAATGTGAAGCTTATTGCATCTAAGGCTAAAATTAAAAAGACAAAAGCAGAATACTTGCAACATATTAAGGGGACTAATAAAAATGGTGCTCCACTGAATAGGCAAGTGCATATGGAATTATTGATTAATAACGATTTGGATATAGAACTTGGTGATGTAGTATATTATGTTAATAGCGGTAAATCCAAGGACGATAAAGACAGTTTGAGTCCTGCTACTACATTTGCTACTTGTGAATTAGGTGAATTGGATTTGAAGCAAATTAACAATGTGATTAAAACAAGGAATCCTGAATACATTAAAACATTTCTATTAGGTATTCATAATAGAGGTTTATTAACTGTTAATCAGAAGGTGTTGGACGGCGATATTTATGCAATTTTGGATGATATTGATAAGTGGAAAAATATCAAAACCAAAATTAGGAACTTGAAAAAAGGTGTGTTCGTGGATTTTATTAAGGTTGAATATGTGATTAACTGTTCTATTATTGATAGTTTCTCTGATTCACAAACAGTCAACTATAACACTGATCTTTATATCAATAAGTTCAATTCGGCTGTACACCCACTTTTCGTATGTTTTAAACCAGAGATTAGAGAAAAGCTTATGATTAACTCATACGAAGATAGGCCCTTTATTTTAGAGCAAGATTTGACTTTGATTAATAGCATACCATTCGAGAACCAAGCTAAAAATCAAGCTACTTATGAAGAAGTAATGGTTGTTACACCTGAAGAAATGGAGTATTGGAATTTAGTAGAAACTAATCCCGAAGACTTTGTTATAGAGCGTAAATAATGAAAAAGCGGTTGATTCATTTCAACCGCTTTTTTTTATTCCTCGTATATTTTTCTATTTATATATCCGTATTTCTTTACAAGTTCGCCTGCCTTAGCATTTGCTTCATTTTCTATATCTCCACCTACATCTTTAATTTCGCCGTCCAACTCCCTATCCTCATACTGCTTATAGTGAACTAACTCATGTGCTAAACTTCTCATTATATCAGCTAATAATCTATTCTTACCATAAACCATTATAATAGGCTTAAATCCAGAATTCTTATCAAAGCTAAAATTAGCAAATGTTTTTAACCCATCCTTGTTATTCTTAATAACAATACTAGGATATTTTTTTAAGGATAATTCCTTATAGCAAAATTCGCAAAAATTAATTAACGTCTGCTTTCTATGTTTTCCTAAAAAACTCATAACTATAAATATATTTATATTATAAATTTTTAATCAATTGTTGCAAAAGACTTATGTATTGGGAGATTTGCATAATAACTATAAAGGTCTTATGCAACTGTTTGAGAAAGTGAATTTTAATCCTAAGAACGATGCTCTATATTTTATAGGGGATATATTTGAAGGTACAGCTAAAGATAGCTACGAATGCTTAAAGGAATTATCAAAAATAAATCATCTCTATCCATGTATGGGAAACCATGATTTATGGGTAAAACAATGGATTATAACTGGTAAAATTAATAAGTCTTGGCTTAAATCTGGTGGATCTATAACAATAGAGAACTTAACTAAACACGAAGATTATTTAATACTCCTAAGTGATTACTTTAAAAAAGTAAAGTACTGGTATAACTACAATCAATACTTCTTATGCCACGCAGGCTTTGATACCCGTAAATCAGTAACCTCCCAAAAAGAAATTAATTTTACTATTAATAGATCCCTTTGGCAAAAAGCTTTGGTTGCAGATAGTCAAAATAAAAAATTGAAATATAATTTTAACAATATGAATTTCACATTTGAAAAAGTAATTATAGGGCATACGCCTACAACATCCCATAAACCAGAGATATTATCAAATGTTATTAACATTGATACAGGTTCGGGAAATGTAGGAAGATTGACCTTGATGGATTTAAACAACCAAGAATATTATCAAAGTGATTTATTAAAAAAACTTTATAAGCTTTAGTCTTTTAATTCAAATGTTTCTGGATCACGCCCTTGCTTATTTGCAGTAGCATAGTAAACTGCTTTAGCTCTTTTCTTACCGTATTTCTCAATCATTTTATTCATTACTGATTTATCGTATTCAGACATAATATCTTCAAACTCCTTCAAATTCATTTTTAAAATTTTTGCCATAATTTTCTTATATTTCTAAATAAATATCATTTATATGAGAAAACCTACACCAGAATACTTAGAAAGAAGTATTAAATTTGTGGATAATGAAGTGCAATTATCGAAATATCTGAAAGTAAAAGACTTTATTAAATCCGAAACAGCAACAGCACGTAAAATAGATAATAGGCTTCCTGAAAGCCTACTTGAAAACGCTAAGAAAATAGCGGCAATGTATGATGCAATCTATGACAGGTTTAACGGTAATATCAGTTTAAATTCTGGCTATAGATCCCCAAGACTAAACACTGCTGTTCGTGGATCATCAACTTCCCAACATGTATTCGCATTAGCTATTGATGTTAGAGGTAAAAATGGCGTTAAAAATGCAGATATATTGAATTGGGTTAGGAGCAATATGAAATATCAACAGCTAATATGGGAATACGGTACAAGTAAAGAACCTAAATGGGTTCATATAGGACATGGTACCAAAATGCAATTTTTGAGAATTGGAGTAGCTACAACAAGAGGCTTGGGGTTGCATTTATCCGATGCTGGAGATATTTAAAGCTTAAGATTCAAAATATCTTTAACTAAAAAAGCGCCATTGTTATAACTATATAAAACATCTAATGATACAGTGTGATCCTGATATTCAACATTAACCGAGTCTATGTTAATACCTTGCATATTGGATTGCACTGTACCTATTATTTCTGATTTTATCATATCAATTGTTTGAGTATCGGCTGGTTCAAACAAATATTCTACGAGGTTACATCCGAAATCAGGTTTGTATAATCTGTTACCTTTTTTTGTTAATAAAAGATGTATTAAGTTTGATTTAACTTGTTCCTTTGTTGACTTTGTCAAGTCAAAATAGAAGCCATTATTGCTATTTTTAAAAGGGAATCTGATTCCCAAGAATTTAGTTATACTCATTTTTATTTTTTTTTGATTTTTATAATATATATATAAGTCCAACGTCTGATTTATATATGGCTAATTATGTTATTGATAATCTTATGATTATATTCTCCGCGCTTTTTTCTGGCGGCGCAGGTGTTAAAATAGTGGAATATTACTTAAAAACATTAAATAAAGCAAAAGCAGAAGACTTTTTTAATGATACAAAAGAAGTAATAGATATTATAACACAACTATCAGAAAACCCCATTATAGATAATGTTTTAATATTTAGAGGCGGCAATGGTGGTTCTGTACCCAGAGTTGGAAAAGATTATTATCTTAAATGTATATTTGAAGCACATAAAGAAGAGCCTGAAATATCTTCTTTAAAGCTCTATGAAAATATAATCCCAGATTCTAATTATATCACTATTCTTTTAACTTTGATGCAAAATAAAATGATGAATTTCAATATATCAACTATGGAAGATGGTTTATTGAAAAAAATATATTTAGCCGAAGGATTAAAATATTCCAAAATATTCACTTTACATCAAACAAAAGAATTTATTTTCTATATACAAATATCAACCACACAAAAAAACAATCTTGAAGATGATGTTATATTAAGATTAGAAATGGAATCTAAAATCTTTAAATTAAGACAAATCTTCAAGAAACACTATGAAGACGGTTTTTTTAATTAAAAAGACCTTTAATCTGTTCTTTTGCTTTCTTTCTTAATAGATCCAAACCCCAATGTAATTTTGATGAAGGGAATTTAAAAAACTCTTCAACGGTCATCCATTTATAATCTGAAACTTCTATCTCATAATCTACCGTTTGAACATTAACAAGTGGGATAAATTCTTCATAGACAATTCCTATAAAATTGTAGTAATCCATTTCACCTGTTGTATTAACAAATGAAGGGATTATTTTTATTGGTACAATCTTACCTGTTTCTTCGTAGAATTCTCTTATAGCAGTTTCATAAGGTGTTTCATAGTTATTAGCCTTACCTCCAAAGTCGCACCATTTATTAGGCTCCTTCTCTAATTTAGGTCCTCTTTTACCCAAAAGAATTCTACCTGTGCTCAAACACACAGGTAGAACTCCAGCAGCATATTTTTTATTTTCGATTTTTATTTTTTCAATCATATAACATTGGTTCTAAAATTCTAGTGTTTTTCATTTTTAACAAAAAAGAACATTTTTCATATTCTTCTCTTGTTTCAAAATATTTTATCAGTCTTTCAATTAATATAGGTTCTACATTTTCATCTATATTTAATCTGTGATAAGTAACATAATAAAATAGTTCGATGTTATCAGGAATAGGTAAGCTACCATTTAGATTGAAGTAATCTATGGCTTCAATGTCTTGAATGCTATTAAAGCCTTCCTGTTGTAAATTGGTGTAAATAGAAAAAGCAGCCTCGTCCGCATCATCGACGCTAGCTGCTTTTATTGATCCACCGTAAAAACTGCCCTCCTTTGTCTTAATTGACAATACATAGTTGCTCATATGTACTTCCCATTTTATATAAATATAAATATTAAGTTAGGAAAACAGCATTACTATTTTTTTTATCCGTCACAAGACAAGCAAGATAGATCAGTTGCTTTGGCTGCTATATCTCCTCTTAATACTGATTCTGTTCTCATGTAATAAAGAGTTTTTACACCTTGCCTCCAAGCTTCTAGGTGGACGGCGTTAATGAATTTTGGATCCGCTTGTGCAGGAAATGCTAAATTCAATGACACCGCTTGATCTATATATTGTTGTCTTACTCCAGCTTGTTTAACTAAGTCCAATTGATTAATTTCCTTGAAAGTTTTAAACACATCTTTAACTGTATATGCTTTTGTTTCAAAATCCTCCTTAGAAATTTCAGAAACCTTTGTTAATTTGCCATCGAGATAACACCATTCATCTAAGAAATCTAATCCCTGAACTGAACCAGCATCTTGTAATATTTGGTCCCAAACTTGCTTAGTGTTATAACCAATATGATCCAAAACCTTTTCTAATTCATTGTTCTTTCTAATAAACGTTCCTTTTAAGGATTGTTCGGTAAACAAATTAGAAGCCCACGGTTCAATTCCAGCACTAACGTTTCCGCTTAGCTTAGAATTAGAAACTGTTGGTGCAATAGCTCTAAGATGGGTATTTCTATAACCACTCTCTTTACACCATAATGGTTCTCCATATTCTGTTGCTAAATCTCTACTTGCCTTTTCTGATTCAATTTTTAATTGGGAGAATATTTTACGGGTTTCAAATTGTGCCCTCAATCCCTCAAAAGGTAATCCTCTTTGTTGGAGGTAGGTATGCCAACCTAAAGTATTATGTATAACGTATTTAACACCATTATTTGAACTAGTAAAATAATTATGATGTTCATCTACTGTTAAATCCGAATATTCAATATCAATATTTTCAGGTTGCCAAATTTCAACAATGGTGTTTAAATTATTATCTTGACTAACCATTACATTACCAACACTTAATTCATCTGCTCTAACATAATCAAGTGAACCATCTTTCATTATAGTTAAGGTTGGATGCCATAATGAAGTATAAATAATACTACCACAATCTAATTTAATTGCTATCTGATCTTTAACTTCAACAATGGGTTTATGTGTTTCTAATATTTCCCTATAACATTTTTTTCTTTTATTTATGTCATAAGATAACACAAAATCACCGCATTTAGCATTTTCAATTGCTATTTCTTTTTTATTTATTTTTATATTCATAATTAATTTTTATTTTTTTTTGAGAAATTACCTTTTAACCATCCTTTTTCTAAAAAGGAATTTAATTCTTCTTTTTCTATAAATTTTATTTCAACGCCATTATTAATACAAATTCTTCCTTTATTACTCGTTTTTTTAGATAAACACCCTAATACCCACCCTTTTTCTAAATACTCTTTTGTATTTTCTTTAGGTATGTATTTGTTTACTAATCCATTATTTATACCAATAGATCCTTTTTCAATGGTCCCTTTTATTGTATCTGTTGACCAACCGTTGTTTAAATGATCTTTTATTTCTGCTTCATCTATCAACTTTGTTTTACCATCTTTTATTACTTTCTTTTTATTTTTTATAGATTTTTCTTTCAATTTTTTCTTTAATTGATTATTAAAACCTATAAACCATCCATCCATTAAATAATACTCTAAGTCTTTTTTATCAATATATTTATGTTTTCCATCTTTATTAATACAGATATGACCGACTTCTATTGAACCTTTATTTGTTTTTTTACGGATAGTTATACCTTTAAACCATCCTTCAGGTAACTCCGCGTCTAATTTAATAAATTTGTTATTAATACCATTTGTAATACAAACAGTATTGTTAGTAGTGCCTTTAGTTTTTACCCATCCTTTTTTTTCTAAAAGTTGTTTTAAGTGTTTTGGAAAAAATCTTGTTTTACCAGTTTTAGGGTTAACTAATTTAATCATGTCTTTTGCATTAAAATGTTTATTACCAAATTGATTATAACAAACATTTACACATCTTTTCCTACCATATCTTTCGAAAGCTTTTTTTATTAAATTTGATTCATAATCATTAATAATCTTTCTATCAAAAGATAAATCGAATGAATTTATTATAATCCTATTCCATTTACAATTATCGAATTCCATTTCATAAGAGAGGTATTTAGAAGAACTTACATATTTATCATCTAAATACCCCTTATGTGAACCAATATATATAAACGGTAAATCAGTATTATAATATCTATCAGATGAATACCATATATAAATAAATTGCTTCATTTCAACTTGAATTAATCTATTTCTATTGTTTTTATCAGTGTAGATACTTTTATTTTTTCTCCGTTTAATTCAATGAAATCTTCAAGATTATAATTAATTCCATCAATTTCAACTGAATCTATCACTTCAATTTTAGATCCTTTTGATACACAACCTAGACCCAAAGCGCGGCCCTTCTCGGCTGATCTAACAGCGTTCTCAAAGCCTTTCATATTCTTTGCTTTCTGAATAAACTCTTCCAGTACGCCGTCCAAGAACCAAGTAGCTGTATAAATTAAATCAGTGTCTTTCCATTCATCATATTTTGCCAAATTAAGAGAACTTAGGCAACACACAAAAGAATGTTGTTCATCGGTATGTAAAGCAATCTCTGAACAAATATTTGTCATGTGTACCTTCAACCCATTCTTTTTATACATTTCAGGATTACTTTTATTAACATTACCCTTAAACATAATATAAGGCTCACCTGTTGCTTTTCTCTTTTGTAACAATTTACCCCACTTCCTTCTTGCCTCTACGTCACCTTCTTCTAATTTACGCATAAAGCTGTCGCTAATGACGGCGCATTGATGTAAATTCAAAGACTGTCTATTAACATCTCCTTTTGGTTCTCTAATTTCCAACCATTCCTCAAAATCTGGGTGATCAATTTTGATGTTAACAGAAGCAGCACCTCTTCTAACAGCACCTTGATTCGTAGCTAAAATAGTAGAATCATAAATCTTACAAAATGGTACAACGCCATCTGAAGTGCCATTGTTGGTAATTTTAGCACCAGCAGGTCTAATCATATTGATACCAATACCTACACCCCCACCATGTTTAGCTAGCATCATTAATTCAAGGTTCTTTGAACCTATCTCGTAGATACTATCGCCTACATCAATACCAAAACAACTGATAGGTAAACCTCTATCTGTACCAGTGTTAGCTAATACAGGTGTCGCTAAGTTTAACCAACCTCTCCAAATATAATCGAAGAATTTAGTTGCTAAATGTGGTTTGTTCAAACGTTTGGCAACAGTTGTAGATACGCGCCAATAAGCGTCTTTTGGTTTTTCACCTTGTAGAAGGTATTCTTTAGAAATGGTTTTTACATAGACTTCGGTATTACCCCATTCAGGGAAGTCAACTCCAACTTCCCAACCGAACTCTGCTCCATGATTTATCATATTAAAATATATTTTTAGTAAAAATAATTAGTACAGTTAAAAATTAACGATGAAAAAAATTTATTACCATAATCCACTATCCCAATCTTCACCTTCATTTGCCTTACTATAATCAGTAGGTCTTACAGCAAAGAAATCAGTGTGGGTCAATCCACCAGTGAGATGATAAAACCAATCTAATTCTGATGCCTTTTCTTCGTTATATTGGAATTGTGCTTTATATCCTAATTCAATCAATTTTTCATTTGTTCTTTTAATAATAAAATGTTTTAAATCTTCCTTTTTCAAATTATCTAAATCCCCTTGCTCAAACATTTTATCAATAAAACTATGTTCCAATTTAATAATTAAATCAGCGGCTTCAAAAATAGATTGTTGAGCTGCATCTTTCAATTCGGGAAATTCTTCACACATATGTTTAAACAATTGGCACCCCATTTTTGAATGCAAAGATTCATCACGAACACTCCATTTCATTTGCTGCCCGATACCTTTTAACATATTTCTCATTTGGAATGAATATAGAACTGCAAATGAAGAATATAAAGCAACACCTTCAGCAAAAGCAGAGAAAATGGCTAAGCTACGCCCAACTTCAACTCTTGCTTGTGGATTATTAATTATATCATTAGGTGAATAATCAGCACTAACTTCTGTTAACATTTCAAATCTGGCTTTTGTAGCAGGCTCGTGTAAAAAAGCTTCAAAATCTTCAAGACCTAAAGTTTCATTTAGATATGAATAAGCAACGGCGTGAATAGTTTCCTGTGAACCAAAAGCCATAGCCATCTGCCTAATTTCATGTTTTGGAAACCATTTTGTTACCATTCCAGTCCAATAATCAGATACGGCACATTCAGTTTGAGCGAAACCTAAAAGAATATTTCCTACCAAATGCTTCTCATGGCTTTTTAATTTCTCGTTCCAATCTTTTATATCACTTTGCATTGGAATTTCAGTATGTAACCAAAAGGCTTGCATTTGTTTTAGCCAACCTTCATTATAATATTCTGGATATTCGAATGGCTTATAAGGAACTCTTTCTGTGAATAGTTTACTCATAGTATGTATTTAATTTTTATTTTTTTTGTTAGCTTCTAATGAACTTGTTATATTAAAGTCTTCTATTTTAATTTTGACCTTAGCATTATTAAATATGCAATTTTCAAATTTCAATCGACCCTGACCTAAGCGATTTTTCCAAAAGTTTACATTGGCTAATGCTGATATTTCTTGCTCTTCATCTTTACCAACGGTGATCAATACGTGAGCTATCTTTAAAAGGTCAACGGAGCCACCTAACATCGTCGGTAAGACATCTTTCATACCATGTGAATCCTTTTTACCTTGAATCAAAACCCACGCAGCACAATTGAATTTTTCCTCGCTTATTGAATGTTCTATTTGTCTTAAAACCTCTGGACCAGCCATAAAATCTCTTTCACCATAATCCTTTTCACTTTTAATACAATCTAAATAGTCAATAATAATCAAATCCAATTTATGCCCTAATACTTTCTCGATGTAAAACATTGTTTGTTCAATATCACTCCATTTTGTATTAATAGCATCAAACTTTTTAACAATTAATCTACCACCTGCTTTCTCCCCTTTCTTCAGATATTTTTTGCATTCTAATTCTACAAGTTCTTTGTTTTTATTTTTTCTAGTTTCATTGATTTCCAATCCAGTCCAATGTGCTTGGAATTTAGAAATCAATTGATCTTGAGCACCTTCAAAATAAACGTACAATACTGTCTTACCTTGATTGAATGCTGCACTAGAAGTAACAACAGAGAAAGTAGTCTTACCAACGCCGTAACCAGCCCCTAGAACGCATAAATCGCCTCTTGAAGGCCCACCACTTAAAGCACTATCGAAAGACACTCCTAGGCCAGTTGAGATAGGAATTCGGTTCATATCATCAACTGTTTTAAATGTTTCGCTATCGAAGATTAACGGTCTTTTTTCTAAGTCATTAATCTCAATAGATTTTCTCACTTTATCAACAGCATCTTCAAAGGATTTGATTTTATTCTCCTTCAATCCTTTTCTAATAGAATCTACTGATGTGAAGAAGTTTTGTTGTTGAACAAAGTTTTTAGCGTTGTTCCTGATATGATCTACGTTTTCAATAACTACGTTTTCAATATCATCTAAGAACTGAAAAAAGATTTCTTTATCTTCTTTACTCTGTGAGGAGTATATTTCCCTAATCGTATCGTAGAAAGGAATACTACGGTATTTTTCGTAATATTCCTTCACGATAGATAAAAGAAACTTTGAAGATGGAAGAAAGAAGTGATTGCTTTTTAGAATAGGTAAAATTGTAAGACCAAAATCAACATCTCTGTAAATTTCCTTTCCTTTAAGGATTCGCCGTCCAATCACCTGATTCCAAAATTTAATCTCAAACCGTTCACCAAAAAATGAAAGGTTTTCGTTCATTGTATCCATAATAAATTTCTTTTGTAAAATAAAAAAATAACAATTGAATAATAAAATTAGAGTTGATAACTATTTACACAGAAAGTGTTTTTAACGCCAGTGAAAGGAGTGAAAAATCTGTTTGTGTAATAATTCAAAGATAACAAGTCTTTCAACAAACTTCTGATACCTTTAAAATTAGGACCATCTTTCCAAATAGGGAGAATAGATAGTTGAGGAACAGCGTAGAAATCATTAGCATTAATTTCTTGCTGATAGATTACCCTTACTTCTTTTTCATCTGTTAGTTTACCTTGATTTCTCACTGATGCTGAATGGTCAACTAATTTAAAGATGTAACGTGAATTTGGGTTTTGGTGGGTGGACGGCGAAATTCCGTTCTCATAATTTTTGTAAAGATAATCCTCCGTAATACCCCTCATATAATCATGGAACAAGCCAGTAATCTGTTGAAAGGTGTGAACAATCTCTACTGAATTTTCAACCGCTAAATCAGGGTTTCCAAATTCTTTTGGTGTGGCAAAGAAATTCAACATAGACATCTCTTGTGCTGTTGAACCATCGTAGTAAATCAAGTGAAAAGTAAATTTTGTAGTAAACTCTTGATTTTCTTTCATAAATCAAATTTTGTTTGTTAAAAAATATGGTTGAATAAAAAAGTTTAAATCTCCATCGAAATCTAAATCTGTTACTATTTGTTTGTGTATCTCTGTGCCTTTAATCTTATTTATAAAAGCCTTCTTATCAAAATTCAAGAACTTAATGTTTGCTATTTCGTCCTTGCAATCTTGTGTCACAAAGGTACTACTTTTTAGATTAATTAGTGACTCTGTGAGCAAAAATTTTTCATCTTTTTCTAAAAATTCTATTAAGGTTCCTAAACGCTTCCCTTTCTTATTTTTCTCCCTTTGTTTATAACAGTATTCAAGTAAACTTGTTCTGTCATATTCTCGTCTAACAAACATAGGGATTTCTTTAACAATCGACTTTTCAGAGAATCCATTGGCACCTATAATATTATCAGATTCATCCCCCATAATGACCTTTCTTAGTAATATATTCTTGGGATTGTAATCAAAATAATATTCAAAATTTTCAGAATTAATCAATAAGTTTTTTGGATACAAGAAGTCGCCAGTCTTTATCCTATTCATATAATAAACATATACTGTCTTATCAACTAATTGAAAATAATCATGATCGTTTGATAATATCAATATATTTTCCTTATCCTTATTTTGCCTGACATATTCTGCAATGCAATCATCTGTTTCAACGAATTCATGTTGATATGAAACTATACCCAATAGCTCCATTAATTCTTTTAAAACATTTATTTGATTGTAATAAGGATCAATACCGTTAAAAAACCTCTTACGTTTTTCTTTGTATTGTGGATACAATTCCCTTCTTAACTTTCCACTTTCAGGGCCATCCCAAAATAAAACCGTTTTATTAATTTGATATGTATGATTATTTACATTCTCATTTAATATTCCTCTCAACTTTTTTAAAAATCCCCAAACAGCGTGAATATTTTGTTTTTGGAGGGCGTAAGATTTTACGCCCTCGAAAACAATCTTGTATAAGTTAGTTGCGTCTACAACCAGAGTAGCTCTATTCTTCATTCTCGATTATTTCTAAGTTTTCAGAATTATGAACAGCCAACACATTTTTGAAATACTCCACAATGGATTCTTTATTCTCCTTCTTATACTTATCAAAATCATCACTGTTAATAAAACCATGTGGAGTTATCAATAAACTACCTTCACTGTTAATCCCAGTAAAATGATTTTTTAACATTCGTAGTCTTGTTTCTTTAGCTAATACTACTGTCTGACCATTGATAGTGTAGGACTTAGTTTTTAATGCCGCTTCTAATTTACCACCGCAATAAATCTTAACACCCATATCATAAGCAAAAGCTAAGCCACCTGTTTCCGTTGGATTAATAGAACCACTTCCTTGACTTAACCTCAAGATAGATACAAAAGTAATAGAACGCTTGTATTTTTTATATCTTGAATTAGTAACCATTGGCTCAATGAAACCAGAGAAATAATTCTTATGCACCTTAGCGTTGTGCATAGGTAAATCCATATTATCCTCTTCGATTTTATTCATAGCAGCCTCACACTTCAATTTATTAATACTATCAACAAAGAAACATACATCGTAAGGGAAATTCTTTTTTTCATCTAATACATCATTACAGATACTAATAATGTATTTATACATTTCCTCTAGGTTTTCAAAGCCGTCCTTAAAAAGGAAAAAGCCTTGGTCCCAAATCTTTATTAGCTCACCTGTTTCCTCATCTACTTCTTCTCTGTAATCACAATCCATACCCATAAACTTAGCATGATGAAAAGAAAACTTTCCTTCAGTAGAAATAATAACAGGTAGAATTTTTTTACGCTGACATTCAATAACACCTTCTAATAACAATGTTGTTTTACCTGTATCAGAATAACCAGAAATAGATATACAATTTGACATAGGAAATCCCTCGAAACCTAGTGCCTTTTTTACTGGATCTGAAAAATAAATGTAACTAAATGGTTTTTGTGGTTTAGGTTGGTTTTTCTCTGATCTTTTATACGTAGATAAAAAATCAAGAACCTCACCTTCTTTGGGTTCGATATTTGAATTTTTTTTAGCCATAACTTAAAATTTAAGAAAAAAATGGGGGCAAAACAATTAAGTTGTTTGCCCCCGAAAATAAGTAAAAGTAGTGATTTTAATTAAAATGGAAGTTCGGAATCATCTGATTCGTATCCATCATCTTCATATAAAGAATCCTCAATCGCACTTGAAGTAGCAGCGGCGGTTACAATTGGAGAAGTAACCTGTTGACCGAGGTTCAAATCATCTAATTCAGACCCAATTTTGGAATAACGATACTTTACTGTACCATCTTGATTGGTTCCGTTTGGAACAAGCTCATACCCCAATTCTTTGATTTTTTCTAAAAACAAATCGTTAATAGCCGAAATCAAATACTGTGTGATGAACTTTTCATAAAAGTTATCCATGCTAACACGAAGAATGTCATTGGAACCTTTATGCTCTTCCAAAATTGAAAGATACTTTTCATTCCAACTGTCGTGCTTAACATAAGAATTGTCGGTAGGATTACCGAAACGGTCGCGAATCACATTATCTCCTTGCTTAAGGAAGACGTTGTAGATTTTTTTACCTTTAATTACGATAGGAGTTTTGTAGTTAGATTCTTTACTTCTAGCTGGAATAACACTAATTGAAACCATCTCATTAGATGATTTATCAATGTTACTCAACTTTGAAATCATCTCTTTACCTTTCAAAGAAAAAGCTGTTTTTACAATGTAAGTTGCTCCAACTACTTTTCCATTTTTAGGATTGTTTGGATCCTCTGATTCAAATGGATTGTGGTAAGTAGCATTTGGATCAAAAAGAACGATTTGAATCTTCTTAGAAGGCTTATTGTTAATAGTTTCCTGAATAACAGAAACCGATTTCAAATAGCCGCTAACAGATGTGTCATTTGGAATATTGTAATATTCCTTTCCGCCAGTCATGTTCATAATTCGGCTGTTACGCTTCATCTCATCATCAAGAAGAAGAACACACCGAAAATGAACAGTGTCATTAACACCTTTTACATAATCTTTATCTTCTGAAGATAAAGTATTGCTGAAAAGGTTTAGTACAAAAGTTTGGTACCCTACAAATGGATTTTGTGAACTGTTTTGTTTTTGCTGATTTCCTAACATAGTAACTTAAAATTTTTGTTTGTGTATAATGTGTTGTAATTATGATGCAAAGATAAGGTATTTCTTTCGAATAATCAAAATATTTTTTCGACTTTTTTTTAAAAACTTTTTCTAACGGTATTTTCGTTATAGTCTTTCATAACATCAGACTGCTTTAAAACGTATTCTTGATCCTTTTGTTCAGCGTTTTCAGAAGAATTTTCATTATTATTTAATCCAGCGTTAGCAATGGCATACTTGTTTTTATCTTCTTGAGAAGGAACCCAATAATCAGTTAATTTAACATTATAAGGGAAGCTACTCAAAGAACGCATTTGCAATTGTTCAATTGGTGTAGGGACTCTTTTCTCCAATTCAGAATTAACCTTAGAAATAGTTTCTTTAGTTTTAGTTTCAAGATTCTCAATTCTATCACCCAAGTCTTTTTTTAGGGAATCGTTGTTGGTGATTAATGTATCAATTTTAGACAATAAGTCCTGAACTGTTTTATTGATTTCATCTTGCTTTAATACTAAACCTGTTACATCAACTTGAACAGTATTATCGTCTGGTTTAACTTCAACAGGAGGCATACCATCGGCGTTAGCATCAGATGCAAGAGAATCTTGTTTTTCTTCTCCTTCTTTTTCTTCACCTCCTTCACCTTCTGCTCCAGCAGGATTTAACCCTAAGATGTCATCTATTTCATCTTCTTTTAGGAGTTCTTTTGGTCCTCTGCCATAATAATTGTAATTGCTGATATAATCAAATCTATTCATGGTTATAATTAGTCGTTTAATAATTGTCTGCCGTCTTCAACTAAAATTGTCTTTTCTACAACTTCAACTAAGCCGTCATTTTTTTTATATACTTTTTTCTTTTTTGCATTAACATTCTTTTGTTCATCTTCTTTGAAGATGTCAGGATTATTCAAATACTTACTTAAAAAATTTTTCATAATATGATATTTTATTATAAATATGTTAAAAATTTAATTATTTGCAACAATGTTTCTTAATTTATCTAAGAAAGGATAAAATGCAATAGGTACAAATCCGCTATCAGGTTCCTGTTTTACTCTACTTGAAACTAGATTATAAAATTGATTATTATAAAATATTCCAACGTGTGTAACAACAGAAAAATCAAAATTACTGTTCATAGGTGATCTATTATTTGTTCTCATTATATTTTTCCTAGAAGTTCTATTAGGGAAATTAACAGGATCATTCATTTGATTATAAGCCTTTGTTTTAAAGCTTGATCCTTGTGAGTAACCAAATAAAAGACTTCCATTTGGAATCCCTTTTGCTACAAGGTCGCTATTAGACCAATTATTTAATTTATCATTAGCTGTAAAATAACCCATTCTACCGTCTTCTGGTAATCCCATGAACCAATTCCAAGCATCTCCTATCTTATCAACAGCACCTATCCTAACTACTCCTAATTGTTCTAATGCGGTTCTTGCCCAAGTAGCACAAACATTATTTCCTAAACCAAAAGTAGAGACGTTATTACTGGTAAATAAATTGCTTAATTCTGTGTTAAGGACCGCAGTGTTAACACTTGTAGAAACGCTAAATTTAGCCACAGCACCTCTATATTCTATTGTAAATAATGTATTCTGACTATTTAAAGCAGTATTCGCACTACCAGCACCAGTTTGTTGAATTTCTCTAAGTATTGTAGAATCGATATTTTTACTGTTAGTATTAACTGTGCCTCTATCTTCACCGTTAGAAAAGTCGCTTTCATTTGATAAAGGTACTGTTAATTCACTTGAGCTTATGGAATTAGATAATTCTAAATTTAAGAAGGTAGTCATCTTATCTATAATTGGATAAGTGAACTTAGAAATTCTCATTCCACTAAAAGTAGTTGTCATATTATTAGGCGTAATTTCGTGTTTAACGCTAGTAATCATATGCGCTCCATGGAACAATGGTACATTATCTAATTGAAAATATTGTGTAGGTAAAATTTGAGTATTACCTAAACATTCAACAGTAGTGGAATAACTTCTAACAGCATAAACATTATATAAATCCATACCTGTATAAAGACGTTTTGTTGCGCCTTTACCACCAGCAAGTTCATTCAATATTAAAATAGATTCAGCTGTTTCACGATGTTCTTGTTGGCTTACTTCTATCCTCTTAAATATATTTTGATTTTGGTCGGCATAAGCAACCCTAAAAACACTTAAATTATATTTAGCTAAGTAATCCTTTAAATCTGCTCCAGTTAATTGAGTTTGACTTATATTTCTATTTAGAATTGATTTAGGTAAATTAGTATCTATTATTGCATTGGCATTAAAATCAAAACTGTCATTGAAATAACCTACCCTATTGTTTAAATCCAAAACTTTACTATTACCTGCAACATATTGAAAAACGAAACACGAACCACCAGTCGGTTTATCATCCGAAAAATTAACATTTTCATTTAAGGTGGTAAAAGGTTTAAACATCTCCATAACATCTTGCTTATCGTAATAATTCACGAAGCTAGGAATATTATAGATATTAAAATTGTTGTCCTTTAAAACCCTTGACATTAAGAAATAGATGTTACCATCTGTTTGATTAGCATAAATCAACAGGGGTTTTGGATTAAGAACAGCTTTATCTCCAATATAAGACCAAGTTCTATCAATAAAGTAACAATGATCGATAAGTTTCTTTTTAGTGTCGGTGTTTCCATTTACGAAATAATTGGCAAAATTATAAATTTTGCCGTCCACCGTACTATAAGACAACCATTTATCATAGATATTTTTTAAGTGCTCATAAATCTGAATTTTAATATTTTTATCGGTAATTATATTATTAATTTCATCTTGTCTTATTCTTTGTTTTTCAGTTAGTTTTGTATTAATAAATTTTTTAGCAGCATTGATAAAACCAGAAAGATATTTACTTATAACATTAGAATTAGGTTCTATGATAGGCTGTTTGAATAATTCCCTAGGAGAAATTATAGCAACTTCTTTATAGGCTTTAATTCTATTTAATATAGTATCAAAAGCTGTTTCATATTCACCTATTGTGTTATCAGACTTTGGATCGAATGTCACATAATTATAAACATAATTACTGAATCCACCTGCATTATACTCTTCTACAAATTTATCAAAGGCATCTACAAAAAATTTGAAACCCTCGTCTGATAACAAATTTTCAAATTCACTTTTAGGTACCCAAGTTCTATTATATCGAGCATTATAATCTCCAACATTTGTATATTCTGGGTCAGATTTAATATCATCAACTAAAAAATTATAACCTTGATAATGGATTTGATGTGAATGTTTTAATATCCCGCCTATATATGCAACATACAATTCAGTCATATTTAAAACGCAACTAAATTTATTAGCATATTCCCTGAAATGATAATAATCTTTATAACCTATTGTTTCTAAAAATAGAAACGCCTTTGCATTAATGTTGTTTTTATCATAGTAAAATAAGTCAAAGATTTTAACAAATTGTTTATATTGAGTTATACTTCTACCGATTTTATACCTTGAGTTATTAGCTCTATCACCAGATACATTTCCAGATGTGGTATCAGCCCCAACTATTCCAGCAGCGGTGCCATCTATAACATTCAGATTGTACATAGAACTAATAGAAGCAGCACTACCACTTGAAATATTTTTTAAATATTTGTTAAGATCATCATTATTAAAAACATTTGTTAAATCAGCTGTTACGTTAAAGTAATTCTGATCAAAAATAAAATAGTCTGGATTTATTAAATTCCTAAAAATAAACGCTTGAATGGTTTTAGTATCAGCAAAATAAGTATTTAAAGCAGGTGACAAGGCCTTTGAAGTATAACTAGCTCTATCTCCTGCTAAGTACTGTAAGTTACTATTATCAATAAACGATATAGGTGAAAAGACTAATCCAGTGTTATTATCATTAAATTGATAAGGGGCAATAGTTACATCGTCATTTGTAAAATTGTAAGCTAAACCATTGTTAACAAATGTAGCAGGATCTAAAGTATTGATAAATTTTAATATCTTATCATTCTCTATTTGGTCTATAAAATAAGATGCTTCTATTTCAGAATAACTTATAACATAATTTTCACCATTAAAAGGATCAAAAATACTGTAAGAATATAATATTCTCAAACGTTTCAATATTTCTTTATATAGTTCGCTTAGGGTTGCATCACCGTAATCAAAGTTTTGGCTTAAAGATAAACCATTTTCCCTATAATCAAGAATGTTTATAGGTATCCATTTATATATGGCCGTAGGACTAAAAGAATATGGGTTATCAGGTATATCAAATAACTCGTTTGAAGTTAAGCCTTTAATAATATCATTTACTATTTCCAATTCTGGAAAGTTAGGATTATTGTTTCCAACTACGTCACCTAACCATATTCTTTCTCCATTTGTATCAAATACAGCTGGGAATGGGTAAATTTTATTTTCTGATATAGGAATATCAGTTGAACCTCCTGATAAATTACTTTGAATAGAATAATAGTCTTTTAACCCTTGAATCCTAATATCGCCTATGCTTTCAGCCTTTCTACAAGTTTCATATAATATATTTAAAAATACATCAACGTTGCCGAAGATTATTTCAAATACATTATATACAGTTGGATTAAAGCCAATATCAGTTGTGAATGCCCCGTTAAGCTGATCTACTATTTTTTCTTCTAATTCTGTTTTTTTATTTTTTAGTAATTTCCTTTTTTCGTGCACATTATCTCTAACACTATAAAAAGAATAAAAGGAAACAGGTGTGAATGAATCAAACTTGCTCTGTATGAATGTTATACTACTCTGATAATTAGATAGATAACTTGTGTTTTCATTTGAAATTATTTCTGTATCAATAATTTGAAGTAAAGCGTCGTTTACATCATTATAAGAAATAGATTTAGATAATGTAAAATTATTTAAAAAATAATTGTTTAAGTCAGGATATTTACCTTTGTTTAAATTAATTAAGCTATTATACTCGTTAATTAAGCTATTAACGTTATTTTGCATTTCATCTAAATTAGGAATTAGTTTATCCGAAAATAAACCTATATCTCTAAAAAAGTAATATCCTTCTCCTGTTTTAAATTGTTCATAGTTTAAGTTTAACCCTGTTGGGTTTGTTATTAGTTTGGACGGCGAATTAATAATTTCTGTTATTTCATCTGCTTTTATCTGTAACGTATTAATAATAGTTAATTGAGAATAATCAGTATCCTTCTGTTTAAACTTTTCAGTATAATTAGCAATTTCAGTATATTTTATTAATAATTCGGTTATTGATGATAACCCAATAGATCCATCTTTTTTTATGTAATTCTTTAAATAATCTTTACCTGCATTAGTGGCATTCAAAGCCATAACGTATTTAGTAATAACATCAGATAAAAAGGAAAACTGATAACCTAAAAATTTACAATTAATAATGAAATCACTACTACCCTCATCAAACGAAGCTTTAAAATCAATCATGTTTAAATAGTAAGTAGTAGGCCGCCCATAGTAACCCTTAACTGTTAATTCATAAATTGGATAAGGTAATCTAAAAAAAGAATTATATTTAGATATATTTTCAACGCCTTCGCCATCGAAATACTCATAATTATTAAAAACAGCTGAACCCTTAACATCAACAAAATCAATTTCCACCTTTGGAGGTGTCATCATAGCAGTTTCGATTGAAATTCGGGTAATACCTAATCCTTCATGAGTAGTTTCATTTAAACCTATGTTGGTATAATTGGTAGTTAAATAACCTGTTTTACCATCAGCCTCATTCTCACTGGAAGTAGCAATAAAAGAAATAGAATCAGCTTCCCTACTCTTAGAAGAGTAAACATTATCAGAGGTAATAACACTCCTATTTTGAGGGAAAGATCTTAGTCTAACAAAGATAAACAAGTCTTCAGGGTTAACCAAAACATTGTCTGTTGGATTAGGATCAACAACGTAAGTGAAGAATGGAGTTTTGCCGTCAGGACCAGTTCCACTGTTTATAGTTCCTACATTGTAATTATAATTACTTAAATTAGCCATTAATTTTATTTTCTTTAATTTGTAAATTACTGATAAACAGTGAATTACAAGCGAAAAAATATGCTTTTAGCTTTTCGACACTGTTATATAATAATTTACTAAAAGCATATTTGTCTTAGTTGTATATATATTATATCTACCGCAAATAACAATAAAAACAAAATGGAAATTTTAACGCTTTATTTTCAATAAATATTATTTCTTGTTATTTGTATCTCATTGATTATTAGTTATTTACAAGCGAAAAAATATGCTTTTAGCTTTTCGACACTGTTATATAATAATTTACTAAAAGCATATTAGTTTTCTATATATTATTAATAATACAGCTTCAATTTTTCCACCTCGTTTATCCACCTTTGAAGCGCATCTTGATACGGAAAAGGAATAATTAAAAGAGTGCCATCGGGGATTTCATCTTCATTTTTGCAAATAGTAGCGTTAGCCATTAAAATAAGCCTTCCACCAAAGGGATTAGAATAGAACCGTTCAGAAACAGTATCCATCCTATCGCTTAGTTTATTCCACACATAAGTTAAATCACTGTTTTTTTTTGGTAATTTAACAAAGGGTATATCAGATGTCTTCTCACCTACTTTGAAAGGTGTATAAAAATTATAATACATATTTTAATCTATTTGACCATTGTTTGAAGTTAAGGCTGAAACTACCTTTTTTTGCACTATATTATTAAATGTTTTTAATTGTTCAGTGTCAGTTATTTTTTCTCTATCTATTTCTGCATCATTTTTTACAGGCATTCTATCAATCACTTTATACCTTGACGTATCTTCACCTTTTTCTGATTTAGACTCCACATATTCTATAGTTGAAGATCTGGGATCAAACATATTCATTGAAGAGTAGAAGTTAAAGGATAGAGCATTTTGTAACCTATTAATTGGACCTTGTAAAGATTGCCCGCCTATGAAAACGATATTTAAAGTTATTTTTGCTATCATAGGTGCAACAAAACCTTCTGGGTTTAAATCCCATTTGATACCATCATTTCCTTCAAATTGTATATCCATACTGTTGATTAATATTTTACTATAGTAAAAATCGCCAATTTTTAATATGCAGACAGGTGGACGGCCAAATGCTAAATTTGTAATATTATCTACCCCGTCAACACCTATGTTCCTTGATTGCCTAGTACATTGATGTAAGAAATTCAATCTACTATTAAAGCCTTCAGGTGTCATTGAATGGAAAGCTGGATGGAAATATTTAATTTTCTCTGAAATAGTTTTCAGATGTTGTGGTTCATATGTTTCCAGATATTCAAAAACATCACATTCCCTAATATCAGCTAACATATCCATTAAATCAGAGTTTTCATCTTCGATGACAATTGGCTCTGAATCTACTAAATCATTATCTTGATCTAAATTATCATCATCAATAATATCATCGACAGTTTTATCTTCTTCCACTTCTACGGGCTTTTCTTCATTACCATAACTAATTACTATTTCAGCTCTCCTAGCTTCAACTGCTGCTTTATTCCCCCTTGGTACATTATCACCAGTATTAGGAGAATCTTTGTCAGATACGGCTAATGGTTCATTAATAATAATAAAAGAAGCTAAATCCCCTAAATCATTATTTTCTTTATATTCATTTAATTTTTTTAGAAACCATAACCTAGCGTTTGCAGCTCTATCGTAAGACAATTTGTAATTAGTGGTGTCTAATGGTAGAGCTTGACTAGCTGAACCAAAAAAATCAACATAAATATATGTATTCTCTAATATTCTTGCAGTATCAAAAACATCTTTGAATTTATCATTTATATATTGATCATTAAAAAAATCATCATTTAAAAAATAATTTGTTCTATTGTCATATGCTAAACCTGTTGTTTTATCTCTTTTAACATCTTTATAATAAGTATAATCTAAACCAGCAAGTTGATATTTAGATTGATACCCTGCATTTTCTCTTAAATCTCCATTTCTAGGAGGAATGTTAGAAACATTATTTGGAAAATAAATGTTAATAAATGTTAATACAACACTACTCCCCTTTTTTATAATAGCTTCTTCAACTTTTGCTTCCTCTTTTTGTTTCTCTTCTTTTACTTCTTCAGTTGTTATTTTTACTTTTGGTTTAGTAGTTTTCTTTCTATTTTCATCTAATATATCAATATTGCTTTTTTTTCTTTTTAATCTTGAAATTTCATCAATAACTGATTTATCACCTTTGAAATATCTTTCCCATATTTCATTTCTTTCGCCTCTTAGTTTGTTAACTACTGCTGGATAGTCTACAATCATAGTAAAACTTAAAGAACCACTTCTATCTGTATTATTATAAGAATAAACATTTTCACCCCTCCCAATAAAGCTATGTGTTTCCCAATTAACTGAAACTGATTCACTGAAAGTTAAATCGTAAGGTGGAAACCACATCACTCTTCCTTTATGCCCTGATAATAAATCACCCGTACCTTTCTCACAGTCTTCCAACCCATTTGTAAAACCTTCCCAAGCAAGATTCTCAATAGAGAACATATAATTTTTTAAGTTTGCACCAGTGGAAGAACGATAAGTAGGAGCAAAGTTTAATAAACCGTTATCACCTAAAACACTTAATTTAGAGTTTTCTCTAAATAATCCCCTGCTAGATATAGCTCTATTTAATTTAGTATGTTTTCTTTCCTTAGTAAAAACCCTAAAAAAATCACCTTTTGAAACAATATAAGCCTCGTTTGCAGGACCTTCATCTACAAACCAACCTGCTTTTGCTGTGACAGCATCACCTCTTGAAATTTTAACTTGCTTCCCGTTTTGAATAATATCAAAATCTTTTTCAACAGATGAAATAAACGGCCCAACTTTATTGTTCCTTGTTGAATTAACTATTTCCTTTGTTTTGAATAATAGAGATTTACTGTTGAATTTATTTTCAGTTGTTGCATCCCAAACAGCTGCAATATTATTTTTATTAAATGGCGCATTTTTAGTTTCATCTTCATTGTAGAAAAAATCTTCAGATGAACTAATTAGATTAGGTACAGTTTCATTTTTTATAATAGAATTAACGCCGTATATAGGATCATAAACTGTTTCCTTATACTTAAATCTTTTTATTTGTGTACCTAATTTATCGGTGACAAATTCAAAATCTTCAAGGACAACTGTTTCAGCGTTGAAATCACTTAAATTAGTAAAAGGCTCTGGCGCATCAGAACCAATATAAACGTATTGGTTATCTTTTACAATAAATTCACCTTTTTCGTTCTGTAAAGTAGGAGTATACCCGTTCTCATTTTCAAGTGTTCTTAAATGAGTGTACAAGGCTTCTTTTTGCCCTGCACCTGTGTATTCCAATAATATTTTAGTTTGCTCTGATTGCGAGAATTGAGATTTTCTATTAATATTAAAAGCATCGTCAGGTAAAAAACTAAATGGAACATAAGATCCAGTTAATTTTTCTAAGAATAAACCTACTTTTCCAATAGCACTTTTAGGAACTGTAATATCATACGGTAATCTTAATGGATTACCATCCTGTAACAACCTAAATGGGCTAGTCTGTAAATATTCGCTAGCTATTTGACCAGCGTTATTACTTAAATTTCTTCTAAAATGGTCACTCAATGCCTCTGAACCTATAAGACCTAACTTGGTATCAGTAGTCTTCAATCCGTTGAATATAGACAAAGTATCAAATATTGTAGAAGTAGATTGAACCCTTCTGATATACTCTAAATAATCAGTTTCTTGTTCTTCAAATGGTGGGCAAGGTTCTAATCCTATAAATTGATATTCAGGATTAGCGTATAAATTACAAGGGATAATATCTCTATAAAAACCTTCAGAAACATCAGATATTGAAGGCATATCTATAACGGATATATCTCCAAAATCAACGCTCCTAACTTCAAATATATCAGGTCTAGTTAAGTTTAAATCATATAAATCATCTAAATAATTAGCACCTATTTCCAAAGGATCAGGAGAATAGTTTAAGGGGTTTCCATTAAAAGGAATACGTGCTTCTTCAAAGAAACCATCAAGATCATATTGTGTATCAATATTCTTTTTTGCTTCTGAAGTAGGATATAATATTTTGCTTTTATCTTCTTCCCTCTTATTTGTAGCTATTAAATCTAACAGAGTTTTGCACATATTCTCTTTATTTCTTATTGTAATAAATAGAATAAGATAAAATTTACCTACTCTATTTAAAATGGACCTGTGTTTCTACCGCCATTTGAATTAGTACCTTTAAATAAATTTTCTATGTCTTGTTTAAATTTATTATCTTTTGATAAATCTACTTTTGTTGAAGGCTTACCATTAACATTAACATCAATTACAAATGGTGCACCTGTTGAGGATACCTGAATCTGACCATTAGTTGTATTTGTTGTTGTATAATTTCCACCTGTTTGTTGTTGGACGGCGTTTGCTGATTTAAGAGTATTATCTTGGGGTTTAAATGATGTGTCTTTATTTTTATCTTTATCTGTAGGTGGTGACATTATACCTAAACCTGTTAATGTAGCATAAGTTAAAGGATTAGTAAACAACAACCCTTTTTTAACAGTGTTAATAAAACCAGTACCCCAATCTTCATCTCTAACAAATTTACCCGCACTTTCAGCTGCCCCTTGCTTTGCTTTATTTACAGTGTCAATTCCTTTATATAACTTACTATCAGGATCCCTTAACATTTGATTAAAATAAAATACGCCGTCTTTTGCATTTTTAGTTTCAATCGCTAAGGTTTCTAAATTATTAGAAGATTCTATTACTTTTTCTGCAAAATGTTGTAATTTTTCCACCATAGTTTGATTAGCTGTCGCTAAACTATCAAAACTACTTTTTCCTTCTTCTGATGTTACTGTACTTAATCTTAAAATTTCTTGTTCAGTTAAATCTCTAACTGCTTTCGTTTGACCATCTACTTTAACAGTAGCAACTCCTTGCTCAAAACTAGCCATTCCAGCTATTTTAGTTGCATATTCTCTTAAATTGGGTGATAACGTTCTTTCAATAATATCTTCTTTTTTCCCTAATTTAGCTTGTTGAGCTAATTCTTCCACCGATTGACCCGTTATTTTTGATAAATCTCTTAATGTACGATTTTCCATAGATGAAAGGTCAATCATACCTGTTTGCTTATTTAAAGCACCCATCCCTTTTGTAACTTCTGATAACTTTTCAGTGAAAGCCTCTAAATCGTTATTAGCGTCATATAATAAACTAAATGGATCACCCAACTTAGCAAATTCCCCACCTAACATTTGTAAACTTGCCGCAGCCTCTATCGCTCCTTCAGGGTCATAAACTTGGTCAGCAAAATTAGATATAGATTCCATTTTCATACCTAATGCGTTAGCCTTTTTAACCATTTCACCTAATCCAGCTACACCATTCTTAAAATTAAATTTATCTATTAATCTAATATTGCTTTCAATATCATCAAATACTTTTTTAGTATTTAAACCTAACTTATTAACCTTTTTGTTTGTCTCATCTAAAAAATCAAAAGTATTTTCAATTGATGCACCGTATAATTTAGTTAACCCGAATAATTCATTATAATTTTTACCTAATGTGTTAGAAATTTTAGTCATATCTGTCAATTCATCACCAGATAACATTATATTTCTACCGTAATTTTCAGTAAAAGTTTTATATGTTTCAGTTAATTCTTTTTGACCAAAACCTAAATCTTTTGTTTTACCACCCGCTATTAAGATATTTTCTTTGATTTGTTCTGAAAAACTACCTGCTATACCTAATTGTTTATTAGCACTATTAACTGCTCTTAACGTTTCATCCCAATATTTAGTAGCACCAAAAGGAACATTAAATTCACTACCTAATTTAATGTTAAAAGTTTGTAGCAAATCGCTACTTTCAAGGTAGTTAGTAACAGCTTGTGCTCCTTTTAATTTTAAATAATCAAAACCATAAATGTAAGTTTTAACAGCACCTTCAATAATAGGTAAAACTTGATCAAAAACGTTTGACGCAAGATTCATAGTTTTAGCTGCTTTTGCAGCACCACCAGAAAGTTTGCCTATATTACCGCCTAACGAAGCCATGCTTCTAAATATCGCTGCCCATGCCATATGTTATTATTTTTTTATAATAAATAACGGCCAAAAAAATTATTCATTTTTCTGACCGTTTTCAATTTTAATATATTCTACCAATTTTTCCAAATGAAATTTTCTTTCTAAAATTGGCATAGTTCTAACGTCTTCCCTTGTAAAATTACCATATTTTACAAGTAAAAGTAATTCTTCTAAGAAAACTTTAACATAATCTATCGAAACATCAAATATTCTACTACATATCTTTATATACTCGGAAAAAAAAACTCACTTGTCAGTTCTAAACTTTGCTTTTTTAATTTCCCTGTTACAGGGCTTATAACTTCAATGTCTAAATCAAATGATGGCGTTACATCACTCATATATTTAATTAGGTTATTAGCATCAACAATATTCATTTGTTTCACAAATGCAGAAATAACCATTTTATCTTTTTCGCCGTCCACTGAAGTAATCAAACGTTCTAATCTAATAATTTTACTTAAAGGTGCATTTGAAGACATTTTCATAGCAGCCATTCTAATTTCTATTTCATCTTCTCCAGTCATTAATCTAAAAGTTACTCTTTTCTTAGATTTAGGTAATAAAAAATCAAATTCATTATTTTCATTTGGTTTAATATTAATTTCTTTTAATTTTAAAGTTGTTAAATCAAAATCAGCATATTGGCCGTCTACCTCAATCCTATAAATATTATCCATAGTCACCCTTAGAAAAATAAGAAGTGCTAATCTATCGCCTAACAACATTTTTCTAGGTGCAATAAAAGGAGTCTGTTCGTCTACCATTGTAACTTTCCTTTCCAATAACTTGTCAATCATTTCACCTGAATTAATTAAATTAGGTGAAGTCATAATTTCTTCATCTGCTAATGTTAAATGATAAACTTTAACTTTTTCACATTTATTAGCATAAAATTTACCTTCAGAAGGTAAAGAAACTATATCGTATTTTGGTTCTGAAAACATATATTTTTATTTGTTATTTTTTAAATATAAGGAAATTAAAATAATTCTAAAAAAATGCCATAAACCGAATAGTTCAGTTCATGGCATTTCAATATAATATATGAAAAAAATATTAATATAACAATACACAATATTGTGGTTGTATGGTAAAAGATAACTCCAAAACATCATCATTATCATAAGATAAACTGCCGCCAAAATCAATTGATTCCGTTAAAATACAGTTTACACATAACCATTCAGAAATTCTAACCCCAGTTGGATCAAGTAATTCTAAATTGATTGTTTTAGATGAACCTACATTATAACCCATACGTCCAGTTACAGATTCAGCATGTAAACGAAGCCATTCGATTAAACCTTGAGATGTGGACGGAGCAATGAAATCTCTAACAGTAATAGCCATACTAGACCAAGTATATGAACCATTCACATATGTAGAAGTATTAATGAACTTCATTTCATTTGTAGTAATATTCATTTTAGGGGCATTAACAGATTTACAAGCCCAAGTTTGAATGCCTATATCGGTAGGGAATCTTAAAAGCCATCTATTTTGCTTTTTTGGTTCTGCTTTAAGTGGTGATGACAATAGTAAATCAGCCATAATTATTTCTTTATTTAGTTGTTTTTTATTTTATAAATATATGTTTAAAAAAATTATCTAGCGTATCCACCAAAAGAAGCTAATAAATTAGTTAAACGATTATTGGGACTTTTTAAATATTGTAACCTATCATCTAATAATTTTTTTATAACATTTTCAATTCTATCGTTTAATTCAGAGTTTTCTCTTGCTATATAGGCTGCGATCAAAGCTAACATTTTATCTATGTTTTTATCTCCGCTAATATTTATTGCCACTAATTCGTCAGCTGTTCTTTTCATTACTGCTTTTGTAACTAATGCTGCTGCACTACTTCCGCCTCCTTTACTAATTTTTTTATATTCTTCTGCACTAATGTTTTCCATAACATCTCTAATAAGAGCATTTGTTTTTTTATTAAAGCCTAATAAAAAATTTATAGAAAATATTAATCTACTCATATTAGCATTTGTAAAAAAACCTTCGTTTATCTGTTCAGGTAATTGTTGAGGCGCTGGTTGCTGATTTGGTAGCAAATTTGGTAAATTACTTTTAATATCAGCAAAAGCAGTATTGTTTTTAATTAAAGATGTAATTTTACTATCCAAGCCTTTAAACTCATTTGGAAAACTGTATTTACCACCTAAAAGAACATAAAAATATGTATACATTGCTTTTTTGATAGCATTATCTACTTTTTTATTTCCAGTAAAAGAGCTTTTAGTTCCAAAGAAAGTAGAAGTAGGTTTAAAATAAAAATAAGTTATAAAATCTATATAAAACTTATAAACTTCTCTTTTAAGTTTAGGTAAATCACTATTTTTACCTAATGAATATAAAGCAATTGTTATAAATAAAGCTTGGTTATCTCCATATTTTTCTTTTATATATTCAACAAAATCATCATAATTAGATAAATTGTTAATAAAAGTTTCATTTGTTTGTCTAATAAGTTCTTGTTTTTGATTTTTTGGTAACAAAAGAAATTTTTTAATTATCTCTTCTGGTTCTGCAACATCAGGAGAATCTTTATCATTATTCGATTGATTCAATTGATTTGCTTTATTATTTTTTGGGTTATATACTAAATTAGTAGGATTAATTCGAGCTTCACACAAAGAAAGAAGGTTTCCGACAACGTATTGTCGGAAAACTTCTTCTTTAACTATATCCTTAATTGATTTATTATCAGTTATTAAATTAAACATTGTCAAAGCTTGCACTATTATTTGTTAATGTGAAACCAATATTGATTTGTTCTAAGGCCAATGTTGGTTGAATTAAAATCTTACCATTAAGCTCATTTGTTTCAAATGCTCTTGGGTTGTTATCTAATTCAATTCTGAAGTTAATGATACCTCTTTCGTTTCTGATATTAGATAATATCGGATTTACAAGGCTTTCAAACTGTCTACGAACTGTTTCATCATTTTGCTCGAATAACAAATTAACTGAAACGTCAGCCAACAACTGTCTGATATAGATCATCAATCTTCTAACATTGATTCTATCTAAAACTGTTTCTTCTATCTGAAGTGTTTTATTACCCCAAGTAGTAACAATTCCAGCATCTCTCCACATACTATTGATACGTCCTGTGTACAAGTCATCTCTTTCGTCCTGTGTTGGATTTTTAACAACATCTACGAAGATACTACCACCACGTCTTTTACCGCTAGGTGCGAACCAAACTCTTGAAATTCTATCATTCACGGCGTAGATGCGAGGCATATCAACACTTGCAGGAACATAAACGTAAGTATTGTTTTCCAAATCGTTATAGATACAATCATAAGCATATGTAGCGGCAAATGAAGTAGAATATAAACCATCTAATCTATCAGCCAAGAATTTAGCACTGTAAGGAACGCCGTCCACATCCCTAGAAGGAGTATCAGCAATATAGAAAGCATCACAACGAACTTCCTCCAACATTTCAATCATTTCTTCAACCAAATTAGAGTTATCAAAAGTATTGATATTAGGAGTAACAACTAAGTTATATTTAACTGCTTCTGGGTTAGCTATCGCTCTAATACCTTTTAGGTAAGCATAGTAATCAGAATTAATAACAGTTGAAACTTCGCCGTCGAAATCTTCTAAAACATAAGTATCAAAAGCGCTAGAAGCCAATCCTAAAATACCGTTAGTTCCATTTACCACATATTGATCTCCATTACTTCTGTTACCAGTAGTCAATCTGTGAATATCCCATCCATCAAAGCCACCGTAGAAAGCCAAAGTAAACTTCCTAGCATTTAACTTAGCATATTGAGTACCTTCCAAATCAGCATCATTTCTGAATTCAGCGTTACCAACTTGGAAAGACAATGAACCTACACCGTCAACAGAAGCAGTTGTAGCATCAACGTCAAGGTGGAAACCATCCGTTGTACCTGTAAATGAAAGTACACCTGAACTTGGTTGACCGTGCCAATCAAATAAATCTTGATCGTAACCATCATTACTATTTAAACCCAAGAATTCATAACGTACTTTATCGGTAGTTTCATAATTGGTTTTGTATTGAATAGTAGGTGCAACCGCGCAATCACCGTAATCTACAACAGGGTATCCTTCGTAACCAGCAGGGAAAGCATCATAAACACAAGTTGCAGCTACATCTACACTTATATACATTGATTGTTGTGGATAAATATCGTTAAGAGCTTTACCACCAATCAATCTTGCAATATAATTATTGCTCTGAACATCCAAAGAACAGTTAGCAAATTGCTCCAATATTACAGGGTTCTTATCTGTATCGTTATAACTTCTTACCAATACATCAAACAATCTTCTATCAGGACGAATGTTTGTGATACTAATTTTAATATATCTATTAGAAGAATCACCATCGCCTAATGTTAAGAACTTAAACAATCTAACAACTTTATTACCACGTAATTCAGATACAATATATGGGGTTTCTGCACCACGATATTCTTGCTTGTAATTCCATAAAGTAGTGTTATGGCAAATTGTAGGCTTGATGCAGTGGATTTTATTCAAAGCCACCATGTTATCAAACATTTTCTGATACAATTCAGAAATGAACAATGGAGAATCACTCTCACAGCAATTTGCTCTTACACCAAAAACTTTATTGATATAATTTTTCTTTCTTGTATCCAATGATACAATATAAGAAAATTCAGCACCGCTAGTATCAGTTCCAGTTAATCTGAAATCATCATATGGCTTAATCATTTGGCCAGCAACTAATGGCTCAATTAAAATATTAGTGTTCTTAACTCTAAACTCTAACTCTTCATTTCCATTATATGAACCAACACTTCTTAAACCACAAACAATCTGATTTTCGAATTCAGCAAGAGCAATTGCAGTTAATTCAGTTGCGCTACCACTTAATTGAATGGTAACAATACCAGAAGGAATCTGAATTTCAGTGGTGCTGCTTCCTGATTGGAATACAGGAGTATTAATTACAGTTGTACCAGTAACAATGGTATAACCAGTACCGTTAATTCCATTGCAATCGTATTCTACTAAATTAGAACCTAATTCGCAAATTTTGTATAGAGTACCGTTTAAAATGTCGCCGTTAGGTAAAGTAATTGTACCATTTTGAATGGTGATGCTTTCATCGGCATTATGTGTTATTGTACCACCTTTAATCACTATCAAACCAGCGCTAACAGGTTGTACTTCACTTGAATTTTGATCGACAATTACAATTGGAGTAGTAACTGTGATATTCAAAGTAGAGCCAATTGTTTGTGTTCCAACACCAAACTGAACAGAGCAAGTTTCAGTGATTGAACTTTGATAAACATATCCACCTTGGGTTGTTACACCAGTAAGACAAATATATTGATCATCTCTACCAGTAACAACAGCATCAAATCTGCTGCTATAAAAATTACCGTCACAGTTAGATACAAAACCATCTAAACTAGTGTAAGATAAAGTAGTACCAGTAGATACGTTATAACCACCTAATGTATCAGCAGTTAAAAACCCTGCATCGAACATATCTTGTAAGGTGGAATTGCTAAAACTACCTGATGTTAATACACCATTAGCATATTGGATTTCGCCTGTGAAATTGCTAACAGCTCCTTCAGTAATAGTATTGGTATCAACACTACCACCAACGGTAATGCCCCAAAGATCACCTGCATCGTATCCAGATAACCCCAATACCCTACAAACATACATTTCATTTGATTCTTGTAGGAATTGTTTTGCCGTATATGCCCCTTGGAATTTTAATTGATTCGTATTTTTGTATTTACAAGGATTCAATGAACCGAATTTAGCAGAAAATTCGTTATAGTTAGAAACCCTTGTTATATCAAAAGCCGAACCGTATTCAAATTCACCCATAATCATCAATTTGGTTAAAGCAAATTGACGTTGTGTTGTAAAACTTAAATCACGCTCGGTAAAATTAACAGAAGGTGAAACTCTTATTCTATTATTTGCCATTATTATTTTGATTTTTATATAAATATGTCTTATATTTGTGAATTAATCATAAACTTTCGCCACATAGTCTTATTTGAACTGTTTTCGTAATTGATTTATTATAAACTAATTTTAAAATGTCACCTATATTAATATTAAAAGGTATAGTTACAGGAACATTATTCACAAAATAACTTACATTATTTCCAGTATTCGATTGATTATCATATGTTACATTGAAGTCAAAAGTCATTTTATATTCGATAGTTTTATTTGATTTTTTATTCAAATTAAAAACCAAACATTTACTACAAGAATCAAATCCCCCAACCGTTTCTATCCTACAAGGAGAATCATTTTTAGGCTCATCTCCTTTTATATCCATCTTAATTGAATTGAACGATCGTTTTATAACATAATCGTTTTCACCTATTATGAATGCCTGCATATCTATCACATACATACTTCTATAATATCTTCTTTCTTCTATCTCTCTTTTATGGCTTTCCGATATATCATTTAGTTTAATTTCCATATTATGTCCAAAGACATTAATAGTGGGTGTGGTATTTCTCTTAAATAAATTTAAAATCAATTCGTTAAACTTATTTATTTCCCGTAGACTATTGGAGAATAAATTAATTTTATATTGTAAATCGACATAAGTGGGTTCAGAAACCTCAACGTATTCATATATTGTTTGCCCATTAATTACTTTGGGGATACGATATAATGGGAATGTAATATTTACTGGTAATACACCATTTATAGTATTAAGGTAAGTACCCTTTTTTGCAGGGCTTTCCTTTGTTATAGTTATAATTGGTAATGGATGTTGACTTTCGCCGTCCAAATTACCCCAAGTCTGGATTAATTCAGATAATCTTTGATTAGTGAATAAATAAACAGGTACTTTTTTACCATCTAATTCGAAATTAAAATTATCTACCCAAGTTTTAAATGAATTATCCAAATCAGTTATGTCTATTTTTTTAGGGACAAACAATTGATCTTTTACAACCTCTTGGGTTATAATTTCTGTAACAAGTTCATTATTTTCAACTAATTGTTGCTTAGGCACATTAGGCAAGTCAACCGCCTTATCTGCATAATTACTAGGCTTCTTTATTATTATTGACTTAGGTGGTTGCATTTAAAAGAATATTTGGTTTGTTATTACATTGAATTTAATTTTGTTTTCGTAAGTCTTAACTGTTTGTTTGTTTACGACTTTAAAATCAATGATGTATGTTTGTGGTATCATCCAACTAGTATCCAGCAGAAACCAATTTTCACAGACACCTCTATTCACAGGCATCCAATCTATAATAGTTACTTCATCATAATTACCTTCTTTTAAATACACTTTATAGAATACATTATCTACTGAAATTGATTTTGTGGGGTTGGACGGCGATTTTATATCTACGAAAATTTTACGGACATCCCCTTGCTTAATAATCTCATCTCTCTGTATCCCCCTAAAAGAAAAATGGAAATTAGTTACAGGTACAGGTGTATTATAACCGAATCCATAATAATCACTAGCAGGTAATATATTGAATTTAAAGGATTGATTTGGTAGACTTTTTCCATTTATAGAAATTGCCGTCCAAACATCCTTCCAAGCATAACATTTATCTATATTTGCAGAATCAATTTCGAACTCAACGTAGTAAATACCTAAATCCTGACAAGTACCTGTTAAAGTGAATTGCAAAGCATTAGTTTCATCGTATATATTAACTATTGGGTTTTCATCTAATTTTACAGGTTCGCCGTCCACCGTCGCATACAAATATAACCTATTCAACTTATCTAAATAAAACTTAGCCCTATCATCATAGATAGCATTAACATATTCAGTTTCTAAATAAGGCTCATAAAAAGTATTCGTTTCTTTACCAAAGAAAACAACATGATTCTCTGTATCATTTAATTCCCTCTCCAAATCATAATGGAAAGCTAAACCAAAACCATAGTTAGGAACATCATTCAAAATTAAATCATTCACTATATCTGTAACATCCATCCTCAAATCTAAACTGTTACAATTAACCTCCTGACATAACAAATAAGTAGGTGTACTGTATAATGAATCAAACACGCCTTCTTCTGACCAAGTAGTACCTGATTGAGCGTAAAACCAGTTGGACGGCGATTTATCTACCGTGCAATTTAATTCAGCAAAAGAAGTACACCCCTGCGCACAAGAATTACTAACCCCACAACCTTCATCCCAAGGTTGATCCAATCTAAACAAACAGATGTTATAGCTATTAGGCATACAAGCATTAGCCTTCTGGGTAAAACCACTGTGCTTAAAATTCAAATAATGTTTAACAGTAGTTAAATCACCTAATTCACAATTCAAAAATTGATTTTTCAATTCAATCACATCGAACTGAAACAAATACCTTGAAAAATTAGGATTACTTACTCCACCACCGTAAAATAAATCAACGATAGGTAAATTGCCATAATTAAATTCTGATTTATATGTTATAGTGTTATCCTTGGAAAAGTAGGTCCTTTTATACATTGGAAAATATTTTTTTAAATAAATATAAAAAATCTAAACTCTTTGGAAAAAATACCGTACATTTGCAGCACTGTTTAACTTCTAACAAGAATAACAAAATATGATTTCATTCTTTAAAAAAGTAGATCGCACTGCGATACCTGACAATTCTGTAAATTTAGACGATGTTTTTAACGAAATTAAAAACCCTGAATTCAAAAAACTAATCGAATTAGCTAGAAAAAGCGGCAAAAGTACGCCAACCAATTTCAACAGTGGAACTTATTATTTAGACTATGATGAATATCATAAAATACTCAAATACGATTATATCGTAAAAGAGTTAAATGATATTATCGACAACACCTTATTAGATGTAGTATATTACTCTGAAAGATTATCTGCTCAAGACATTAAAAAATCCCTAACCAACTTAGGGGTTAAGTATTCCGATTGCGTAAAAATCGAGGACTTCTATTCATTCTTTGAATACAAGAATTATAATGTAGCTTTCATTTGCTTAGTCTGGGGCGGATTTGATACTATTAAACAAGAGAAGACAGGCCAAAAAGGTGAATTTAAAGTCACCATCAGAAACATGTATAACTTTATTAAATCAGCAAAAACTCCAGTAGTTACTTGGAACGCTGACTTTGATAATAAAAGGTCACTTAAAAATATCAAAAGCCTTTCTGGATACATCTATATGGATGTAGATGATTTCAGTGTTATCAGCCAAGCAGAGGTTCGTAGAATCTTAACAGATAATGCCTTAGACTTCGTAAAAGCTGTTTGGGATTCATTTGGCGGCAACGGTATCGGTTTCTTGGTTAAAGTAGATAACCTGACCGTAGACAATTTCAAATGGACATGGACATCTGTTGTTAAAAAGTTCGATGGAATCAATATCAAAATTGATAAGGCCACAAAAGATATTACCAGAATCAATGTTTTATCGTACGATGAAAATATATTCATCAGGGAAAACTGTAATAGTATTTTAGCAATAGAAGAAAAGCCACAAGATCAACTTTCAATAAAAGTATCCCCGCTAACAGACGAGTTTAAAAATGATGTTTTAGAGCAAAGTGTATCTAACCTATACTTTGATGAATCTTTTTTTAATACTTATGAAGATAGATTAGCTTATAGATTTTACCAAGTGTTATTCTCAAAAACAAATCATATTGGGATAACATTAGATGAAACCTTTGCTTTCCTATTAAAGTATGAGAAAGACTATCCGAACATTCTTAACAATAAGAAATATAGCCGAAACGAAATTTACAGTATTGGTAAGAACCAATATGATAGTTACGCCGATCAATTTGGTACAGTTACAGTAGAAACAAATCATCACCTTTCAAAGGATTATATTTTAGTAAACATTTACAAAGAATATTCTGGTGATGTTAAATTGAAGCTACACGACATATTAGAAAAAGCTATCTTAAAAGAAAGCAATGATATGCAAGCCGCTTTGGTTTATCTTATCTTAAACGCTAAGAGAACAGGTATCCTTATGAAGGATCTTAGTTCTTTTATTGAGAAAAAGTATGGTTACAATCCAGAGAATACTATTAAGATTAAGAAAATCTACACTAATTCAAAATATCCTTTTGGTATCGTAGCTAAATTGAAGCCAACTGTTATCCAAGAAAGAAGACAGAAGTTCATAGAGAAAGCAGAAGCAGAGAATAAAAAAGTAATCATATCTGAAAGCCTGAATTTTGCTGAACAAACAAAAATCGTAACAGAACTATTCAATAAGATTTTTGGTCAAACCAGACTTACAGATAAGAACATCATATTCTTGGTAAAAACATATTTCAAGGAATGTAATTCCTTTGGGATTTCCCTTATAACTGCAAGAGAGTACTTAAATAGTAATGCTAACTTTCATTCTATTGAACGGTACTCTAACCACTATGGAAATGATATATACGAAATGTATAAGGTGTTCTTTGGGTTGAGAATTATTACTTTAGTTGAAGATAAAAAAAAAATTAATAATTTAAGTCAACTTAAAAACGATCAAAAACTAAGCGATATAAACCTATCGTTGGATGACAATACAATTTTGTGGGCTGATACAGGTATGGGTAAGACTACTTGGGCCTGCACCGAAGTAGAAGGTAAAAAAATCATATTGGTTCCAACGATAGGTGCTCTTAAAAATATAGAACACAAATATAAAGCAGCTTCATTCTATGAAACGAACAAAAATGTTTCAGAGAAAGATCAATTAATTGTATGCACATACTCTTCAGCTCCAACCCTATTCAAAACAATTAAGAGCTGGAAAGGTGGCTTGAAAGAGTATATTTTGATTGTCGACGAACAACATAATTTTGCAGTTTCATCTTCTAAAAATTATAGGAATAAAGAATTAAATTATGTTTTAGATAACATTGATTCTTTTAAGAAGCGCATTTTTATGACAGGAACTTATTTTCCAGTTGAACACCCATCATTAAAAGAATTTAAAATTCATAGGGTTAAATGGGAAGATAAGAAAGTTAAGAATGCTACTGTGGTATTTTATGAAAATAAAATCAAAGCAATCGAAAGCCGTTTAGTCAGAGGTAAGAAAAATATCATTTATCTCCAAGACAAACGTATGGATAAAGAGTTAGGTAAGTTAATAACCCACCTTAAAAGTAATAATTGGGATAAAATCCATTTATTGAATTCCAACCAAAAGAAGGAGAACCATTTTAAGGATTTATTGACAACTGAATACCTACAAGAAGATGCTGAAATAATTATCACAACTTCAATCACAATTGAAGCTATCAACATTTTAAATAAAGACGTTGAAACAATTCACTTCATGACATTTGAAAACCCTAGGCTGATGGAGCAGATGGTTAATAGAATGCGTGAAAAATTACCCAGCAACATTTTTATTTATAAGAAAATTAAAACAGATAAATTACAAATAGAAGAATCATTTAATGCTATTGCCAAACAAAAAGCAATAATATCTAATGCCGAATCTTTATTGAATTATTTGTCTAACCCAAAACAAAAGAAGATTAATAGCTACGATGAAGTTGCCGCTCAAAAGTTGTTTGCTAATCAAATTTTCGAGAACTCTTCTATTTTTAAGGTTAATGAAAATCTTAATGTTTGGGAAATAGATTATTTGTCTATTGCAAATAAAGTTTTCAATGAGGAAACAAAGCACTCTAAAAATAATTTTGATTACTTCAAAAGTATTTTAAATGAATACGGTTGGGAATTCAATCCTGAACAGGTAGATCTTTTAAAGATGACCGCAAAAGATAAGAAGGTTATTAAAGAAGAAAAAGAAAAAAGATCAGCAGAAATGTTGGAATATTCCTTGGATGTGCTTAACTTTGTGTCTCAATCGGATATTGATTCATTGAAGAAAGAAGTAGATAATAAAAACACATTTGATAATAAGAAGTATCCTGATATTGAATGGAATATTAGAATTAAGGTTCTTAAATTATCTAAATATATGTCTTTTAATGAATCTTGTAAGCTGGTTAATATCTTAATTTCTGAATACGATAATTCTGATATTAAGTTTAACAAAGCGATGAGGGAAGTAGCTGTTAAAATAGCTCGAGAAAGTGGAGTGTTCAATAATAATTTAGATTTTAATACTCCTTTTAGTAAAGCTATATTGAGGGATTATTTTAATATCAAGAAAAAGAATATTGTTCTTTCTAATCAAGATGTTATTTCCTTATTCAATAAGCGTAAGAATCTTTTGGATGTGGTGGACGGCGAAATGGATGCCTTCAAAATTCTAAGAAAGTATTTTGAAATCAAATCTATTCTGCATAAAGGTGAAATAAAATTCAAGCTGGGTGGATTGAATGTTTCAAATGATGTATCTAAATTCACAGCCGAATTTTATGAATGGATTAAAGAAATACATTCCGAGCAGAAGATTTTAACTTCAATTGAAATAGCAAATCAAATCAATCTTATTCGATCTAAATTGCCATTTCTTTCTAAGTTTAAATTGTCGAACAAGCAAGCATTAGCTCTATTGGAGGATTACGTTACAATTAAAAAGACAACAAAAAAATCCGAAGGTAAAATAGTGACATCGTATAAGGTTATTGATTTGGAACCAAAGATGACAAAAGGCATTGAGGTTAAAATAAATCAAAAAATTATAATCAATAATTTAAACGAAATTCAAGAAATAGAAGAGTTCACTCAAAAAATAACAGCTAATCAATAGAATTAAAAAGTAATAGTTACAAATAAATTTTAACATTTTTTAAAAAAGTATTATGGATTTCAAACCTAGTATATACCAAGAACAAATTTTTGAAACTTGGCAAAACACAGACAAGAATATTTTGGTTGAAGCTGTTGCGGGTAGTGGTAAAACAACTACCATCATTGAATTGATGAAGCGAACAGATGCAAGCAAAATTGGAATGTATGTGGCGTTCAACAAACACATTGTTGAGGAAATTAAAGCCAAGAATCCGCCGTCCAACTTCACAATAGGAACCTTACATAGCAGAGGTTATCAATCTATTGCAATGAATCATAGAGGTTCATTGAAATTAGATGATTGGAAAACATTCAAATTGCTTAAACCATTAACAGCTAATTGGAAGAACGTACCGAAGAAAAAGATTAATGCTAAAATATACAACTTAACAGAGTTCTACAACTATTATAGGTTAACACATCAAAAAGACTTGTCTAATTTTGATCAGATGATTAAAAAATATGACCTGTCTTTGGATGCAACAGATATTCCTAAAATACAGGAGATGCTTAGTCACATCGACCTGTATAATTCAAGGCATAATTTCCATAAAGAATTTATGATTGATTTTGTGGATATGATGTATCTACCAGTTCATTTGAATTTGTTTATCAAAACGGTAGATGTTCTGATGGTAGATGAAGCACAGGATCTTTCCGCCGTCCAACACGAATTCATCAATAAAATGATGAAAAAAGACAGTAGAATAATCGTTGTAGGTGATCCACATCAGGCTATATATGGTTTTTCTGGTAGCGATGTAGATAGCTGGGATAAATTTAAAAGCTTGGAAAATAGCGTCCAATTACCTCTATCTTATTGTTACAGGTGCGGCAAGAAAATCGTGGAACTATCTAATAAAATATACGACATCATGGAATCCCCAGATTGGATGCACGATGGAGAAGTAGTTGAAGAAGGTAATTTGTTGTATGTTAAAACAGGTGATTTCATCCTGTGTAGAAATACTAAACCCCTAGTAGAATTATATTTCAATTTGTTAACCTTAGAAAAACCTTGTTACATTAAAGGGAGTGATATAGGTAAGGGATTAGTTAAAGTGCTGGATGAATATAAGAATCTTTCAAGTAAAGATACTGTAACAGCAATGCACAAAGAACTAAATTCAATCTATAAATTGCTAATATCTAATGGCATACAACAACCACAAAAACATCAAAAGTATCTCAACTACGCTGAAAAGATTGAAATTATAACATTGTTTTCAGAGAAGTATGAAAAAACTATTGAAGTGATTAAAGCCATTGAAAATATCTTTAAAGAAGATGGTGAAGGTATTATTCTATCGACTATACATAAAGCAAAAGGATTAGAAAGCGATATTGTATATCTTTACTTACCTCACCTGCTTCCTTCTAAATATGCCAAGATGCCTTGGGAATTGCAACAAGAAGATAACCTTTATTATGTAGCAGTGACCAGAGCAAAAAAGAAGCTGATAATAGTTAAAGAAGTATTTACATTATAACAAAAAAACGCAAGCAAAATCTGCTTGCGTTTTTTTTATGATTTTATTTAGTTATTATAAAACCACTAACATCACATACAGTTTTAACATCTTCTTCTGTAAATTCATGTTTGTTAATCTGATTTGAACAATAAAAAGAATTAGCAGATTTCGGAGCACCTTCAAGAGAAGTTAAATTACAACCACTGCAATCTATAATTCCAACTTTTTCAGGTGATTTTTTTAAAGAGGTTATGTTCGAGTTATTTTTTAAAATAAATAATCTAACATATTCAGTTGGAGCTCCATCAAGTGAGTTTAAATCACAACGATTACAAAAATAATCTTTAGCTCTCTTTGGCCCCCATTTTAGAGAAGATAATTGCCGATTATATGAACATTTAAACTCACCGCCCACTTCACTTGGGCAATTTTTTAATGAAAGTAATTTATTGTGACTGACATCAAAATTACCTTTAACCTCACCAAATTTTATTGGTATTTCTATTAATCCTTTGTCAGATAAATCAACGTCGCCATTAACATCCACAGTACCATCTTCATTAATAGTATAATTTTTAATTTTAAAATATTCTAATATTCTTTCAGGTGGCACGTCTTTCGAATTAGAAGACTTAAATTGCTTGCCAGCATCAGCATATAATTTTTCATCTAATCTAAATACCCCTGTTTTTTCTTCTTGGGCTTTGTCAAGGACATTAACTAATGTTTTAACATATTCGGGATTATCTTTACCGTATTTAACCTTATTGTGTTCGATACCATACAATACTTCATCCTTATTATCTAGTTCCAAGTAAGGCTTAATTAAAATCCTTCCTATGGGATTTTTAATATTCTTATCTGTTGGATTGACAAGAAATGAAACCAATGTCCCTAATTTAATATCAATAGGTACAAAATGTTTATTAACTCCACCTCTTAAGTTCATACAAGAAAAATCCCATTTTCTATCAGTTGTCATCCCACCCAAATCATAAGGGGACTTGCTAATAACCATGATGTAATCTTCAGCGACGGCGCTTTCAGATTTTGCACTGTCATAATCATTCAGCTTATCAACAGATTTCAAAAGCTCGTAGTTTCTCTGGAGCTTTGAAGCCGTTGGATCATTCTTTCCCAATATACTTAACACCTTTACAATCTTAACATTGTTTTTATCCCCCATCTTTCTTACCAAGCCACCCTTATAATCCACAATCTCATAGTTATTTGCTTTAAGATACCTGTGGAGTTTATCCTCCAATGGAGATGCGGATATTTCAAAGAACAATCTGTCACCATTTCTATTGGTGCTATCCGCTTGGGATTTTAGTTTATCCCAGATGCCCCCAATACGCTTCATTGCTAAATCTCGACCTACTTGCATAAGCTCTCTAAACTCCGATGGTTTAAGTGCCTCGAAAAGATAATTATCAACGATTATTTTCATATATTAAATTTTAAATCGCCCAAATACCATTTGGAACGAATTTTAGTGTTGTATTAAGATTTGTTGCTTCATTTGCTCTTCTTTCAAGCATTTTATCTGAACGTAATTCCAATAACCACTCTTGTAGTTCTAAAATTAACGCGCCTTTTTCTTCCTTGGCTTCTGCTAATAAGGTTTCATTATCCATGCTCACCTCTGCATTTGGAACCTTCAATGCGCCGCTGAATTTACCTCTTACTCTACCTAATGTTTCCTTCGATAAAGCTGTTAGGTATTTTCTCACCCATATTTTAGACATGTCGTTTAAATCACAGAAATCCAGTTTATTTAAAGGGACTTCGCTTGGGTATTTTATTATGTCATCACATTCTTGAATACATTTGTTTTTAGCTTCAGCGTCCATATCTGTTGTATCGTAATAAAAATACCAAACCTTACATTTATAATTCTGTCTTCTAGCTCCGATTGTATTACCATTATTAGGTATTGAATATAAATGTAATAATTTGGTACCGTTTGGACCTGCTGTGATTGAATATGTCAAATCTGATTGTCTAAGCCTATTTTTTAACCCAGTATCCATAGCTCTTAACATAACATCAAAAGCAGGTGCAATGTAATAAGCGCTATTAAAAAATGCGCCATTACCCCATCCAGTGTAATAAAAGCTGTCACCAAAGCCACCAATAGCTCCGAATGAGTTTTGATATGCTAATGATTGTGCCAAGGCTTGATCTATATCTGATGGTGTTTCCCACAAAACTCTATTAACTAATCTACCTGCTGGTATTTCGTAAGTTTGGATACCTTCGATAACATCAATGTAATCTTTCTTCAATTCGTAATTGCCTCTACTTTGTAAACCAACTTGTTTGGAATATGCTATACTGAAGTCATATTCATAGTCTAGGCTTCTTGTAGTTAGCCCTAAACAGATGTCTGTTAAATTAGCAGGCTTACCTACTAGATTAGACCAACGTTCGCTTATGAGGTGTTTTTGAAGGTGTAGGACCAATTCTTCAACAGATAATTTAAGAAGAGTGCAAAATGCTTCTTCTGTTATCTCTATTTTTCTTATCCCACCTCCTAATAAATGTTTAACATCTTCTATCAAACAAAGTTTTTCGGTATTTTCTATGCAATCTGCCATTTTTTTATCTATTTATATAAAGATAAATATAACTTAATATGCAAACATACTATAAATTAAATGATTTTTTAGAAGGGATGCGGAAGGATGTGGACGGCGAATTCTATTATGAAATAAAAAACGACGGAATTTATAAAATTGAATTCTCCCATGCAGGTAAAAAAGGAGGTAGCGTCTTTGAATATAAATTCTATCCAGAATTAAATAACAAATTTAAAGAAGTAGAAGCCTTAGAAATTTACGATATTGATAAAGGGACAGAATTATTTATGGATTGGTTTTCAGAAAATAACCAAAATATAGAAATTATGACCAAA